CTTTCTTTATTCCCCCAAATGCGGCAGTCGCAGTTGAGATAGCCGCACTTATAGTGAGAGGGTCCATGTGTTAGTCAGCGTCCTTGATTGTTAGTGTACCATCGGCAACTTTAGCTTTAATGTCAGAAGGTAAGTCGTCTTTGTTTGCTCTTAACCAAGATTGAAACTCAGGATTTTCTGCAATGCAAGTAACTCTTACTTTGCCATCTCCATCTGTTCTTTTATATAGGTCTTTATCTTCTGTAGTTTTTCCTAATACTGCGTATGTCATAGTTCCGCACTCCATGCTAAATATGCACCAGAATTTTTAAGTCTTAGTTGACTACCCTGCCCTGCTGTTAGTCCTGAACTACAATTTGCAACAATGCTAGTACCAAATATTGTAGCTTCATTATAAGAAGGAACAGCACTGCAATTTGTTGATTGGTTAGTGTGACAAATATCATAATCACTAGCCGTACCATTAGTCTCAATGGCTGTAGGTCTGCTACGCATTGGAACAGGATATGTATGGTTAGCTATTATTTGTGTAGTAGAAGAATTGTATGAAGGGAAAGACCTGTTAGAACCATTGTCAAAAATAATTTTGTGATAATAGCGGCTTGCTTTTAAAAGAGTACGCTCATATGGTTCATGCTCAAGTTCTGTAGCTTTCTCGCCAATTTCGCACATAACTCCAGTAACAGTGATATTTCCAGATGGAGTGGAACTATCATTAGCACTATTTCGTGACCTTAACTGAACTGATAAACAAGCATTATTAGCGTGTGGAGTAACACCATCACCAATAGTATATGTTTTAGAAAATCTTTGAAAAGAAGTTGTCAATGAATTGTTATCAGTATTATCAAAATCAACTACTACTTGGTTGGTTGATGAGTTTACAGAATTTCTAAATAATAGAGCGTGCCAAAGTCTATCTCCTGCCGAACTAGATTTTGCATAGTAACTTATTGTTATTTTTTGCCCAACATAAAATTGCCCTGCATTTCCAGTAGATGGAAGTTCTATTCCTTGTGTTATATTATATTCACCACTTGGTGTTCCAGTAGTTGTTATAGAATATTGAAGTCCAGTATCTGATGGAACAGTAGTGCTTCTTGCAAATGTTTGCCCAGAACCATATATCATCCATCTATCCGCACTACCATATGTATATGAACCACTGCCTGTTTGTGAGGTGCCTCTTTGCCAAACTTCAAAATTTCCATTTATAATAAAATTCTTATTAGCTAACGAGCTACCATTGTTTACGTTGGCTATGAGGTCAGCGAGTTCTCTTGCTTTGGTCATTACTTATCCTCCAATGCTTTAACTCTAGTAATTAAATCAGCAACCTGTGCTTCTAATGTATCGTTCTTTGCTGATAGTTCTTGAATTGCTTTAACTAGTAATGGAACAAGTTTAGACTGGTCTATGGATTGCATAATTGGGTTGCCATCTTTATCAACTTCATCTTTTGTTCCAGTAATAGCTTCTGGCACTACACTACTTACCTCATGTGCTAGAAAGCCATCTACTATTGTATCTTTGTCTGTCTTAAAATTAAATCTACTTGGCTTGAGTTGTTTTAATCTTGATGTAGCATCCCAAGAAGTCGTTACATTTTCTTTTAATCTGTAGTCTGAAGAAGTGTTGTATGAAGTTGCTGAACCAGATGTATTAATAGCACCAACTTGCCCATTGGTATTAAAGAATTTTATTCTATGTTGAGTGCTTGTTCCAGAGCCAGCAACACCAATATCGCTTTGAGAGTCAGTAGCTGTAATAGATACACCATAAACTCCAGCGGCGGCATTTGTTCTATAATCCACTCTACCATCAGAATTTATACGCATACGTTCTGAACCTGCTGTTTCAAACTTTATAAAACCATCAGGGTCTACTTCAATATCTTCATTACCATCAACTGTTTGTATTTGTATTGGTGCTGTAGCACTTTTACCTTTTAATATAAAAGCACCACCATTTATTCTTAAAGAGCCAACATCTGTTCCATCACTCTGTTCAATAAGAATTGCATCCTCTTCATTTGAAGCTGTTTTAATTGTTGTTAGTGCTGAAGGACTAGCAGTACCTATCCCAACCCTGTTGTTAGAACTATCCACCTTCAACGTACTTGTATCTACAGTTAAATCACCACCAACAGTTACAGCACCAGTGAATGTACCACTATCACTTTCAAATGTTGAGAAGCTCACAACCTCTACAATATCATCAGCACTAGCACCAGAAGCAAGAACAACATCAGAACCATTGGTAGCTGTGAAGTCTGCTGAAGCTAATTTAATTCCATTAAGATATACGTCTAACATACCTACAGTATACCCACTGGTAGCAAAGGAAGTCTGAGAAGCAGTAGCAGTGAAAGTATCTCTAGTCTGTGTTGCTTGTGGTGTTGGTATATTTCCTAGATAGCCTGCCATATTGTTCTCCTATGATGGCTTTGTTGGGAATGTCACACTAGACATATCTAATCTAAAAGGTGGTTTATCTGTTAAAATTTTAGGGTTTGCCGTTTTAGTTATATCTCTCAACGACTGCCTGTAAGTTTTCCACTCAGCTTTTTTACTATCAGAAAGAGGGCTGTCTACTGCTTGTGTCCAATCACTTTCACTCAATAAGTTGTTTCTGTAATTTCTTAAATAATCTAATTCTATACTCATCCTAATAAATATCCTCCAAAACAACTATAAGCCGCACCATTGTAATAATCCGCAGAGCCACTCCCAGCAGAGTTAAATTCAACGTGTAACGTATCACCACTAGATAAATCTATTATTTGTGACATTGAGGACTGACCCTCCCATTTACCATTTGTATTTAAATCATCAACATGAGCATTAAGCCTACTTAATGAATTTTGTTGAGTATCATTTTTATGAAACATACATTCTGCGGCTTCGCCATTTGCATCAACACGCATATACAGAGCTACAAAACAAAGGTAAGCTCCAGTTATAGGAGCAGTCATTTTATATGTAGAATTGTTATATGCACTTCCTATATTAATATCTACTGTAGGCAAAGGTATATTTGCAGTTGTAACATAAGCGTTATTTGAACCTCTAGCTTGCCAACGTACTTGAGCAGGGAATAATATTCTTCCGCTACTATCAATAGTCATAGCCGTTGTACCACTATCTGATTTTATTGTATCAACAAGAACACTACCACCAATGTCAGCATCACCACTAACCTCTGCCGCAGTTGTGCTAAGTAGAACAGCTTTACTTCCTATATATCCTGCCATTAGGTTTGCTCCATGTACGACATTGAGGCACTAATTTTATCTGCGACTGAACAGTCAATTTTTATAATATCTCCAACATTAAGAATTATTTTTCCATCAAGAACTGCAAGGGTAGACCCACTTGGTATTGGTGCATCCTTAATAATGTGTGCTGTTGTGTTCTGTGTCTGTGATGTTTGTGTTGTTGTACTTACAAGAGTAACACTAGCTGTAACTTGAGCCGTGTGTACGTTTGCTAGGTTTAATCCCAGAACAACTATCGTACTTCCTGACTGTACTGTATACAAAGTTTCTGGAGTTCCTGCACTAGCAGGACAAACATCCCTTGTAATTACTTTAAATGCGTTTGCCATATTATCCTCCTAATGCAATCGCCAAGGCTGTGGCTTCGTCAGCCGCCGCTGTTGCCGTTGTTGCTCCAATGTCAGAGAGAACCTCAGAGGTACTTCTGCTTTCTAAACCATTTGCTGTAAACCTTGCGTACTCGTCATCAGCAACAGAAGCACTATCAATCTTAACAGCATTTGTATTTGATATGCCAAAGGTTAGTGAAGCCTGACCACCAATATCAGATAAAACCTCAGAGGTGCTTCTACTCTCTAGACCATTGGCTGTGAAACGAGCATACTCATCATCTGCTACACTAGAGCTATCCACCTTCACTGCATTAGTATTACTAATTCCAAAAGTTAAAGAGGCTTGCCCACCTATATCACTAAGAACTTCTGAAGCACTCCTGCCTTCTATAGATGTACCTGACACTCTAAGGAAATCATCATCAGCAACACCAGAAGTAAACACTGGAAGATTACCATTTGATATACCAGTTGATAGAGTTGACGTAGTTGTTATAGCTGTACCATTCAACGTCATAGCATCTGCTTCTAATGTACCATCAACATCAACATTGCCTGATATATCTAAAGATGCCGCCGCTATCTCACCACTTGCAGTTAATGTAGTTATATTTGGATTGGCACCTGAACCTGCTAAAGATGCCATGTCTGCAATTACTGTACTTGTGGCGAGGAGATTTAAGTCCTCTACAATGGCAGATGTCGCTAAGGTATTTAAGTCTGAAATTATATCAGTAGTCGCAAGCAATGCCATATTTGCTACATTGTCAGTCGTACCTAATATAGCCATGTCAGCTACACAGGCAGTAGTACCGAGTAATCCCATATCAGTTACAACTGCCGAAGTGCCAAGCAATCCCATTGCAGTTACATTACCTGATGTTCCAAGATGACCCATTGCTGTAACATTTGCAGACGTTGCAAGTATTCCTAAATCTTCTACTACTGCTGATGTACCTAAAAGATTAATAGAAGTAGTAACATCTGCTAAAGATTGTACTGCTGTTATACTTGGTCCTGCTTCAGCTACACCAGTAGAAGCATTAAAACCTAAAACAGTTCCTTTCCGTGAAGCCAACACAGGTAACTCCATAGAAACTTCACTATCATAATCAACTAATCTAACTGACCTAGAAGCCAAGTCCTCTAAATCAGAAGCAATAGCAGTAATCCTATCTAGCTCTGAGTTAAGAGTATCAACATCAAAAGCACCTGCTGTTGGAAAATCTGTAGTTCTGGCAAATGCTATATCTCTAGTAATAATAACTGTACTGCCACCAGTAGCACCAGTAATACTGTTATCTGTTGTTGTGTGTATATAACCTGTAGTACCAGAAGAATGAGCAAGATTGTTCTGTGCATTAGCAGAAGTAGTATAGTGTGTTGCTAATGTTTTCTTAGTACCATCAACATAAAAGTTTAAATCAGCATCAGCAAAGAACTCAAAGGGTACAGCAAATGCAGTCTGTGTAGCTCCTTGAGCAACAGTATAAGATATTCTTGGTGTGTTATCTGCTGTACTTATTGTCATGCGGCTATAATACCCCTGTTAAATAATTAATCAAATGTTTTGTCAAGAGTCCTGCCTAGCTCTTGCATTGAATCTCTCCACCAGTAAAACCTAGATATGCCAGTAGCACTTAAAATATCTTTCATTCCTTTTCCTGTATCACCAGTAGCAAATTCTTGTAAAGCTAAGAAATAATCTTGTGCAACAGAAGGAGCAGAACCAGTAATACCTACTAAAGCACCTACTTGTGTGTCCTGAAACTTAGGATTAATAAAACCAAGTCCAATATCAGGACCACCTAAAGCATTAATAGTATGCATAGAAGTATAATAAATATCTGAGTACAATGCCGCCATTCCAGATTGGTCAAACCCCCTCATAAACCTATCTTCATAGTCCATTTTATCCCATGCCCATTCTGGAGTTTTCATTTTAACAGCAAAATAACCCAATCCTATATACATCATTGCTGTTAATGCCCTGTTCTTTGCATGACCAGAAGCATAAGCAACAGTTATTTTATTTAATGCGGCAAATGCATATGTATAGAATTGAAAGGGTGCAGAAAGAATACCACTTTCCATACGAGAATAACCTTTAACTTTTGCATCTTCCTTATATCCCCAATTTTTAGCAATACTATGTTTTACATAAACTCTACCATCCATCATAATAGGCTTATCAGCAGGAGTAGACATCATAATAGTGTTCATTATGCCACCTGATAACGCACCTCCGTATCTTTCTTTTGCTGTTTCATTAGTCCATTCAGACACATCAGCATATCTGGTGCCATTTCTTCCCATTTTATGTGGACTATCTGCAATTAATTTTGCTGTATCTGCATCAATATCATACTTTGCAAGCCAAGATATTTCCATTGGTTTAGCAGTACCATCTTTAACTTTTAATGCGTAATCAATTATTGTATGGCCTCTTGCCATAGAATCCCACCATTTAAGTATATGCGTAATTGGACCCAATCCATTACCCATAAAAAATAAATGTTGTGCTTTATCCCAGAAACTAGGGTTTAACATATTAGGTCTATCTGAACCTGATTCAATTCTCATATGAGCCTGACCCATTGAAATTTCACCCATTTCACCCATAATCTGAGCATCTTTCTTAGATGTATTTCTAGCAAATGAATCATCCATAAAGTCTAATAAACTATTTCTTATAGTTTTTAATTCATGGTTAAGAAATAAAGCACCAACTTCTGTAATTGCCGCAAGTCCTGCCTGACCCAAATAACTAAATCGTGCCGCAATTTTAAGAGCATTAAAAGTAACAAAAGACATTTTATCTGGGCTATCTATTACTCTGCCTACAACTCTTTCATACATTACAGACATATTCATAACAGCTTCATTAATTTCATCTTGTGAATTTCCATTAATAACCATGCGGTCTGTAATTTCATTTATAAAATCTTCTTGACTTGTATACCCAAACTTACGTTTCATTTCGTACATAGGCATAGTTCTATGAGCATATGCTGTAGCAACTGCTTGCATATCTGTAACAATAAAATCTCTTACTAATTCATTTGGAATATCTATTTTTCTGTGACGCATATGTTTAGAAACATTAGCACCAAAAAAACCTTCATCAAAATCCATAACATCTTTCATGTCCATAATTTCTTTATAAACATCTTTTGCTCGTTGTTTAGACTCATCAACAGTTAGTAGTTTTTCTGTTACATCTCTGTTTTTACCCTTAAAATAAACATATTTTTTACCTATATAATACTGCTCTAGTATTTTAATAAATCTATCTTTGTTTCTTTTGATAGCTTCTCTATCCCAGTATCTAGGAAAAAAGTTTTCTAACGCACCTTTTGTTTCTCGTACTACTTTTATTTCATTATCTAAATTCTTAACTCTTCTATTTAAATCAGGTAGTCTTTGTTTAGTAAAATATGTTCGTGTATTTTTTTTCAATGACACACGAATAAATTTGTTTTGCTTTTCATTAAAAACAAGAACACCATTTTCTAACATATCTTCTATTCTAGCTATATCAGATTTAATTATATCTTGCTTTGCTTGCAGTGGAGTTGAGTCTCCTATAAGACCTTCATTAACTAATTTAGCTTCTTGTCTTTGAAAATGTTTTTTAATTAATTCTACAGCACTTTTTTCTCCTGCTGTTAAATCATCTGTATTATTAATAATATAATGATTTGTCATTCTTTTAGAAAAATCAGAAAAGGTTTCATCTGCTTTATTAAAGCCACCTTTATTTCCTGTGTAATTTTTTACTGTTTTTTTAATTGTAAGTATAGCATCTGATGTTTGATAGTCAGATATTTGCAATCTATCTTTTCTCCAAATATCAAGCATATCTCTTTTTAAAGCAATAACTTCACCAACATGTTGACCTTTAGCAATAAAAACAGAACCACCTAAAGCTCTTCCTGCCATTTGAAATGTGTAAGCCATACCATAATCATTAGCTAATTTAAGAGACATTTCTTTTACAGAGTTAGGTATAACTTTACTAGAAATTATTGTTTTCATAGGTGTAGGAATAGATTTATAAGCCCATTTTAAAACACCATCAGTAAACATATTAGAAACATAATTAACATCAAACTCATATTTTTCTTTTAATCTTAATCTTTGTTCTATTTCTAATTTTTGTATCTTATCTTGAAATTCAGAAATTCGTGTATTGTTTGCTTGAATTTGATTGCTTAATTTTCTTTCAGACATTCGTATTGCATTATTAAAATCTATAGTATGATTACCTGTTAATGGAATTTTATTTCCTTTTGCATCTGTTTGCGCCATAAACCTGTTGCCTTCAAATAAAGGTTTTAAATGCTCACGATTTTCCATTCTCATAAATTGTTTTTTGCCATTTACATCTATAAAACGAACACCAATATCATTAAATTCTTTATCACCTCTCCATGCATTTGCTTCTAAAACTTTGCCTTTCATTTCATAAACTTTTTTTACTAAAGGTAATGCACGTGTTTCAATAAGATTTTCTAAATCTTTTTGCAAAACAATATCAAAATTATCTTTGTTAGGAAGTTTTCTAGCATTTATATAATCTCTTATAATTTGAGATTTTTCTTTTTCATTTAAATTATTTACTTCACTTTTTAAACGATTTCTTAAACCATTTTTTAAACTTGATATTTCTCGTAACAATTCTATTTCTTTTTTTGATTTTCCTATTGCTAAAGTTCTTAATAAATCATTAGTACTATTAACAACAATAGTTTCATCTTTAAAATTATTAGGTGCTTGTGTTTTATTTTTTGTTTCCCACCTATTTATTATAGCTCTTTTTGCGGCTATAAATCCCGTATCTCCAGACGCTTTTAAACTAACCGCATCTGCTAATGCTAATTTTTTTACAGCGTTAAAATAATCTTTAAAGTTTCCATATTGTACTGCTAAACTTAAATTGCCATCTTTTAAACCATCAGGTTGTTTATTTATTGTTTTAAAAAACTTTATTGCTTTTGATAATTTATCATTTAAATTTGTGGCACCTTTTATTTCCCCATTAAATTCTTCAATATCTGCTCTTAATCGTTTACTTTCTTTTTCTTTAAGGCCTAAATTATCTGGGTCTGTAATTCTTGTTTGCTGATGCATTTCTACTTGTTGCACATCAGGGTCATCATAAAGTTTGTTAGCTTCAATAACTTCATTTTTTGCTTTTGTTTCTATTTGTGTTTTTAATTTAGATGAAGCACCAAACACTGCACCCATAGCACCACCAAATAAAATACCAGTACCAATAGAATAATAAGCCTCTTCAAAAGAAGCATCAGGGTCAAATGGTATTCTTAATGCTTCTTGTCCTGCAACCAATACACCTACTCCTGCACCTACTCTTGTTGCTGACCTTGCTATTCCAAGAGCAGGACCACCAAAAGGTAAAGCAATAAAATTAACTGGGTCAAAAAAACCTGCAACAAATTGATTAAAGAGTGGAGAATCAGCAAGTATTTCTCTTCTTTCTTGTCCTGCTTTAATTGTGTTTTGTAAAAATCTCATATGTTTTTCATTATTAGCACCTGCTAAATATGAATGATATTCAGGTGCAAAACTTTGTACTGCTGTATTAAATGTTTCACTATTTAAATAATTATTATCTACTCTAGTATATTCTGGGTCGTTATGTGCTACTGCCCAATTTGCTAATGGTGCATACATATACCCAAATGATGCAGATAATGTTTGTCCAAATGTAGGGTTTTTTCTATAAACACCATTATCATAATATGTTTTTACATGATGTGGATTACTACGCAAAGATGGAACATAATCTCTATTAAAATCAAAGCGTGGTAAATTTTCACTCATTAAAATTTTACCCCTAAATCTTTATATAAATCACCGTAAAATTGCATTTGTAATTCATTAGCATTTGTAAAAGAAGGCTTACCAAAATCTTTAAAATTGTCAACATTGTACATTAATGGTTTTTCTACACCATCTTCAGTATACGGAATATCAAGGTCAACATATTTGCCATCTGCATATGTTTTTCTAAGAACAACAGAAAAAATCATATCGCCAGGATCTCCTGTATCTACAGGCTTTAACATTAATTTTTGTACAAAAGTGTCATCTGGTTTATCAGAAAATAAATTAAAAAAACCAGACACAATACTTTGAGAATCAAAAAGAATTGTATCTCTTCTTTTGCCAAATGTTTCAAGAACATTTGATAAACTATTATTTAAATCTATTCTGTTAATTGATTCCCATAAATCTAATGAATCAAATTGCACACCTTCTAAACTTGGGTCTATACCTGCTACTTGTGTTTCTATTTCTGTAAGCAATCTTGCTGTAGCTCTAGTACCAATTCTATTTGCAAGACCAAAAGACAATAGTTGAAATTTGCCACGTGACTCTGGCAATACCATTAAATGAGTTGCAGGGTCAATTAACAATGATAATTGTTTTACAAGTTGCTCTCGCACATCTGAATATTCATTTGGATGACCTTCATTCCCTCTTTTATCCATTAATAAAAATTCAACATAAGATGTAGCATAATTATAAATATATGGGTCAGGTACAGCACTATCACCAAGCATATTGTTTAAATCTTCTTCTACTAAAGCTCTTAACTCTTGGTCAATTCTTAACCTAGTTGGCGGTTTACCTGTAAAATTCATATCTAATTTTTCAGCTAATATACTTTTGTATCCTTCATCTGTATTTCTTTGTAATAATTGCCCAAAAAGACTATCTATTTGCCTGCCATAATCTGGGTCTTGTTCATTTAAAAATTCTTGAGTTCCTGCAAAAAAATCTAAACTTGCTCGTACTTTTGCTTGTTTATCTGAAGAATATAATTTGTTTACTATATGTTTTGTTTGTTCATTATTAGATAATTTAACCCACCATTTAGCTATAGTATCATAAGCAATAGTATTATTTTCGCCAAGATTAGAATAATTAATTGTTCCAAAATTATTAAAATTATCAATTAATGCCGCAGGAAGTGAGTTAGTTGTTATAATAGTTTGGATTATATTATCAGAAACCTCTGCACTTACACTAGCTGGATTTCTAAAAAACACATTTATATTTGTATCTTGGTCTAATTTTAAATTACTTCTTATAATGTCATTCATTACTTTTTGAACATTTCTATTGCTTGAATCTGATGTTCCATCAACAATAGATTGGATAGCGTTATCTCTACTTGCATTTGTTGAAACAGTTGGTATCCGTGAAGCAGTAGTATTAAGTTGTGTTGCCGCAATAGTTAAGGTATCTTGTCCACCTCTTTTAGATAACACATTTTTAATTTGAGATAGATTAGATAAACTTGTTTTTGTTATATTTGGTGAATTTTCTAATTTTTGTTGCAAGCTACTTAAAGACCTACTACCTCCTATATACATAGAAGCCATCTTTAATTCTTCTTTATTTAAACCTGATAAAGTTTGTGTCCAATTATTTATTAAAGATGCGTTTACCTGTGAATCAAAAGTTGCTTTTAAACTATTGTAAACAGCAGTTGTTAAATTAGCAAAATTTGAATCTTGTTTTAATAAATTTTCATACACATTATCAAAATTTAAATCATTAGATATTAAATCTTCTAACGATTTTGTATTTAAAACATTTACACCTTCTGTAACCCTATCTATTGCACTGCTAATAATATTGTTTGATTCAATAGTAAAACTCTCTGTAAGGTCAAATAATTCTTCAGTACTTAAATTTCTTATATCACTTGTTATATTTGCAATAGATGCTTTTATTGAATTTATTTGTTGTTCTGATGGGTTATCATTTAAAATACGGTTAACAACAGATATAAGTTCTGGAGGCAAATCCGAATTGTCTGGAACAAAACGAGTTGTTAATGCTTGATTTATGTCATCTTGTAATTGTGCATTATTTAGATTTCCATATTGTATTTTTAATCGTTGAACATTAGATATAATAACTAATTCTTTTAATGATGTTTTTTGTAACAATTTTCCATTAATTTCAGAATATGAATCACCCAAATTACCTGCCATAGAATCAACATTGCTTATTATTTCTCTGCGTTTGTTGTTATACTCTGGGTCATTAATGTCTAAGTTTACTATAGCAATTTTTGCATCTTCAAATTCTTGACCAAATGATTCTATGTTTAATTTTTTTTGGTTTTCTACTTGCATCTGCAACATTCGTGTAGATACATTACCAAGATAAGCAACACCTACTTCTTTAACATAGTTAGCATACTCATTATCATCACCTGCATTTTTATGTATGCTTGCAATATAGTTTTGAAACTCTGATTCAATAATACCTGCACCATTAGGTTTCTGGCTGTGCAAGGCAAACAACTCAGATGACTTAGCTTTAAAATCATTATCAATACTTTGATAAAATCTTTTCCGTGCTAGGTTTTCATAGGCTCTAGCACCAATAGAACCAAAATGTTTTGGTGCCTGTAGGTTTTCAAATGAGTTTGTATCTTCATTATAGAATTTTAATTGTTGGTTAGTAAGTTTTCTTGCTTCTTCTTCACCTTTTTCTTGAGCAACATTTGCCGCTTCTTTAAAAAATGTAGAAGAAATATTACCCCACGCATTAGCAATTTGATTAGCAGAAGATGCCATATCCCCATACTTAACAACTTGTATAGGTTGAGATTGATACCTTGAGCGTTCTATTTTAATAGCCATTTATTTAACCCATATACGTTTTGCCAAAATTCATTCCTGTATTTATCATAGTAGAAAATGCTGTCATCTTTGCGGCTCGTAAAGCATAGTCTCCTTCTTCACGCAATCGTGTTTGTTGTCTTACTAATTGTAAAGAACGTAACTGTCTGTCACTGGCTAACCTAGTTATATCTCCATAAGCAGTACGTTCATTACGTTTTAAATATGCATCTACAGATGCACCCTCAACATTTCTAAAACTATCAAAAGTAATATTAGAAGATTTAGCAACTGCATAGTCTTGCATACGCATATTGTGTTGTTGCATTGCTTGTATTTCTGATTGCTTTTTTTGGTAGCCTACTTCAATAGCATTAAGATAAGCTGACCTTCTTCGCTGTTCTCCTGCTTCTCTTTCTGCTTTAGCTTTTTGTATACCGCCAAACAAACCTAATAATGCAAAACCAATCATTAAATAATAACCTCCGCTATAATACTATTTACCTGCAAACTTAAAGGTGCAGGTTGTGTAACTGTTACCTGTGGGTCTTTCCCATATCCAAGCAAATTAAAATCCTTTTTTCCAGTAACAGGAGTTTTTGGTTGAGATAAATCGTCAGTAACTTGTAATACTCCTAATGATACTCCATTGACACTTACAGATAATGTAGTGTTTAAGTCAAGTATTACCTTGCCTATTGCTCTAGGTTCTCCTGTAACTGGACCTTGATTTCCAATCAAATCAATAGGATTAGTTTTTAAATTAACATCAAACTTTCTACCTATTTCTGCTGATGTTAAATCATCATCTACTGAAGATACATCTATATTACCACTTGCTACTGTAAACTGACCAACATGATTAGTCCTATCTACAACCTCAAGAACAGCACCATTTTCAAATTCACCTGATACATCAAATACTCCTGCACTTCCTGTATATTTTTTTGAAATATCCAAATTTAAAGTACTGTCAAATTCCATTAAATTTAATTTAAGAGTTGTTGCACCTTTATCATATTTACCAACAACAAAAACTCTTTCATCTATAGTACATATAGAATGAAAAGAACCATTAGCATGTGTAGTAAACTCTGACCAACCTGCTCTTTTCTCTGCTCTATTAGAATTAAATACTGCTATTGTTCCATCATTGTTAAGAACAAATACATAGTTTTCTGCTCTATCTATTGCCGCTTGCAATGTTGTCATTTGCACTGGTGTTTTAATAAGATGCGAAGAAAGAGTAGATACTGCATTACCAACATAAGCATCTTCTGTATCTGAATATATAAACTCTCTAACTATAGAGCCACTTCTCTGAACATAAACAGTAGCACCATCAAAAACATGTGGACGAACATCACTTGCACCAAAAGGTGTTTGCCTTCTAATCATAGCATTAGTTGGTGTTGTTGGATTCTGGTCAAAGGCAGGAACAATAAACTCAGAAGTAGAAGTAAATACCTGTAAATCTCTATTAGACACAATATGTTTAATAGTATTAATCTCACCAATACTAGATTTAATTTGTATAGATTCACTATCTAATGCTGTACCTACATCAAAATTAAAAAACTCTCCAGACTGACTACTCCACAAACCATCTGGTTCACCAAGCGTACCACCAAACCATAATCTGTTTTCATGGAAAGCAACTGCCGCAGGGTATCCTCTAACTGATGAATAAGATTGTTCACTCCAATCTTCTGTTGCCGTATTTGTTTTTATTCTAGGCGCACCTCCACCATCTGCTGATGATGTTGCCGCCGCACCTGCTGTAAAAGTATATTCATTTTCACTTACTATAGCTGTTACACTTCTAGCACCATTTAAATTTCCTATTGCTATTCCACCTACTGCTCCTGCTTGAGATACAGTAATATTACTACTTCCTGTACTTAATCCATGAGCAACATGAGTAACATATACAGTAGTAGAACCTTCTACAGTTCTAAATGCATCTGCCGCTAATTGAACTTCTGCATCTTCCATTAATGTACCTTTAGCTTGAGTAGTAGATTGTACAGAAGTAATTAATATTTCAATGCCATGATACCTTAATACAACTCCAACATGTTTAGAACTTGTGTAGTTTCCACTTCCATCAGCAGAACCAGTAGTATCAAAGTAAGCCGCACTTACTGTACACACAACATCTGTTCCTGCTGTTGATGTACTTAATGCTAATGTCTGTCCTAATACCTGAAATGAATTATAAGGCTGATATGTTTTTTTATCATCAGAACGAGCATCAAAAGAAAATGTTGATACATTAAATGCTGTTAATGATGTTCGTGTTAATTTTCTAATCATAAAAGTTTGGTGTGATAAAAACATTACATCACCAGATTGAGCGTAAGTTACTTCTCTATTGTAAGTATCTGTAAAAGGTAATGCCGCACTACTAGCATCTTGTGTAATAGTTTGTACTAAAGACACAGCACCAGAAGAAGGGTCGCCATTAGCTAAAAAATCTACAATAAATATTCTTATCTTTAAGTTTTCTAATGAAATAATATATCTTTCATCATCTGAAAATATAAAAGGTATTAATCTTATTTGTTGTTTGGTGCCTCCACTAAAATCAACAACAGCTAATCTTGTAGTATCTGTAGACGTTACAGTTAGATATGTTGAAGAACGAGGGTTATCTCTTACTACTGTAACTACAGCCGCAGAAGGATTGGCTACTGTAAATCCACTTATAGCATTTATAGCAGTATATAGATTGTCAGCCGTAGTATTATTGCTTTGATAGGCTCTAACATAATGCGTATTACCTACAGAAGAACTGGGAGAAGAACTACCTGCGGCTTCAAATTGTATCGTTATTAATGTACCATCATCTTTGTAAAATTGTAGTTTAGAACCTGTAGCTATATTAGCATAGTCACTAACTGTAATAGTAAATGATGTTGCTTCTACTGTGGTATCAAACTCATAAAGGTTTTTTAAACCTGCTCTTTTTATTACCCCACCTTCAGCACGAATAAAAAAGTTCTCAAGTTTTTGTGCTGACTTAGTATAAACCTGTGTATCTGTTCTTGAAATTAACGAAGGACTTATTTCACCAAACTGAAAATTTGTTACAGGAACACGAACCTTCTGCATATTTATCTCCTGTTAGTAACAAACCTTGAGGTACTTAACTTTCTAGTTGTCTGCTGTTGAGCGTCTAGGCTTCTTGCTTTAGCCATTGTTTGCTGTGCCATTGCCATCATCTGTTGAGCCATTGAAGCATCTCTAGCAATAGCAGTAGAGAAAGCAACAGCTAAAGAATACTCTACAGCTAAAGTAAAATAACTTGGAAACTTATCTTCACCTGCTCTAAATGTATAATCTGCTATTAATGAATCAGAAGCAGTAGTATTAGCATAAGCCTTATCACCATACATCTGATATTCAATAGGATGGTCATTAACTGTTATAGCATGAAGCATTAAAATACCTGAAGGAAGTTGGTATGCTCTATCATATCTTCCTGTAGGTGCAGAGGATAATAAATTTAATGTAGCTTGGTCTGTCGCAAATCTCCACCTTGTATTGCACAAGGCAGTTCTAACAATATCTTCATACATATTAGTTGCTACTAATGCTTCTGTTGAACCATCACTAAACGAAGTAATTGTGTCTGCTCCAATAAGCACACACGCTCTGCTACACATATCTATTGCTGAATCTGCTACTGTACTTGTCATGTTGGTTTAGGGGGATTTCTCCCCCTACTCCTTAATCGCCATCTGTTTCTGCTACAGCAGTACCATCTGAAACATCTACAGTAGTACCATTGTTTGATAAAACAGTTACAAAGTTTGTAGTTGGAACATTAGTGTCGTGAACCACAATAAGGTCACGAACTGCTAACATATTCACAGCTTCTCCAGTAAAATAACCTGCTGTATTAACAGTAGCTATTGCATCTGTAGTTGTGTATCTCCACATACTTCCATTGGAGTCTCCACCAATTCTAGTAAGACCAGCTGAACTATAAGCCATATCAAATCTCCTTATTAATTATTATCAAGGACTTCATAGATGCCAGCGTCATCAATAACGACAGCACCCATTGACATCATTGATGTTGCTAGGTGAGATACCTTCTCAGGTACATAGTTAAGTTCAGTTGATACGTCAGCACCAATACCTAGACCAACAGCAGAACTATGATAAGCCATGTTCTTTCCTGCGGTTACAGCAGATGTTGAGAAGAATTTAAAACTTAAAAATTCTTTCATAGTCATACCACCTGCATATGGTAGGCTTGCATCACCAACATAATCAGCACTTGCAAATTCGTTTATAGCAAACAAATCAGCAAATCCTTTTGGATTCATTGCACAAAACCTATTGCCATCTTCAGGCATATCAGCAACACCAACAGTTTCAAACAATGATAATACGTCAGCTTTTTCAAGAGCAGAACTTGTATCATGTATTTGAGTTGAGCTAGCACCTGCATCCATAGCGGTAATAAGTAGCTCGTCAGTCTTACGACCAAGAGCCGCCGCCGCAGATTGTGCTACAGCTTGACGTTCATTGATGTTAGTCTTTAGCTCGTCTAACTTATCAATGTACTCTGCGGCATAGTAGTCTGCCATTGTAGCTTCTGCTGTGGTATGTACTAATTCCATTGGTGTTACGTTACCATTTCTTGACTTGGTAGACGCACTTCCTTTAGCAATTTTTTGAAAGCGAACAACGCTTCCTGCAACATTACCAACAGTTCTGACAGTATTACGCAATTTAGACCCCATTCTTTGGTAAGCCATATGCACATCTGATTCAAACTGCTTGATAAATGCTGTGTCAATACTATTAGCCATAGTATATCTCCTTATTTACAGTTAAAATTTACTTGTCTCGGCAGTTGTCTATCTAGGGTCATCTCACTGCGATTGTCCAAAAGGGTCGCTCAATGGTAAATAGGCTGTGACATTTTATTATAAGACATACTTTTATCTATATTGCAACGAAAAAACTGTAAAAATGTATGCTTGTTGTGTAAATATGTTTTATTTACATCAAAATAAAAGCCACACCATGATAACCAACGTATAGTTTTTAAGTTATCTTGAGGAACAAAATTAAAAATTACCTTGTAATTTCCTTGCAACAAATCAATTACATCAGGACATTTTCTTAAAAATGTTCTGTAGTGTTTATACAAATCATCTGTAGCAAGAAACCAAACTTTGCCAATATCTACATTAACAGGAGTAACACCCATTATAGCAATAGGTTTTTCGTAATCTAATAGAGTAAAAACTCTACCTTCTGACTCTATAAAGCTATCAAATATAGCGTCATTAGGTGCAAAATCATACAGCTTACACTCATGCTCATCTTCTTTTCTTAGATTGTTAGCAATATGAGGTATGTCGTCAGGTATACTTTCAACTAAAAAAAGGTTTCCACTTTTATTTAGAATTGTTCTAGCCGTATAAAGTTCTGAATCCATCTTCTACTTCTTTGATAAAAGCAGGTTCCTGTTTTGTAGGATTGTAATAACGAGGGTCTTTCATTTTAGCTTGCAAATCTTCAAGTGTAAGTTTACCTGCCGTTTCCCCATTACCCATAGGTATAGAATCTTCTTTTTGTTGTGACATAACATACTCAAGAACCTTAATGCCATCAGCAGTAACACCAAGATTAGCAACAGAATCATGCAATTCTTTAGGAAAATACTTTGCAGAAAATAAACCAACAGCATCTACTCTTTCTTTGTGGTTTTCGCCTAACTTTGCTTGTTCTTCTTCTTCAGAAGGAAGCATAGACTCTATAGCTTCTGCATATATTTTTATGCCTTCTTCAAATTGTTCCTGACTATACCCATTTTCAAAAGCCTGACCTGCCCACCATTGGAGAAGGTTGTTGTCTACCGCTTCCGTTTCGTTGATTTCTTTGGGGAGTTTGTAGTCACCACTTTTTTCTGGGCGGTTTTCGTAACGCTTGGCTTCGGCTTCTGCCAAAACCTGCTCACGAATGTCTTTATCCTTTTGGCCCATCTTAGACTCAAGGCTTTCATACGATTTAACAAGGTCTTCTCCTGTCTTAAATTTCTCTGGCAACCATTCTGGTCGTGTTACTTCTGATGTTTCACGTGAAACATTTTCTTCTACAGTTTCTTGTATAGTTTCTTCTGCCATTATTTATTCCTTTCATGTTGAACAAGTCTACGCTCTATTAAACCTACAATATATCTTTGACCTTCTGCATGACGCAATACATCATTACTTACTGCACTGCCATGCACTGCTTCTATTGTTATACTGCGTAAATATTTAAGTACTGCATTTCCTAAAGGTGAAGAAAATAAAGAATGAACATTAGAATTAATTTCTTTTTCTGTTGCTTCTATTCTTGGGTATCCATCAACACCAATATTAGTCTGTTTACTCTGCGGCAATCTGCTGTTCTCCTTGCATTTGGGCCATCTGCTGTTGCATCTGTTGCATCTGTTGAATTTGCTGAATCATCTGGTCACGCTCTATCTTATCCCTAACCAAGTTATCTGGTACACCAAACTTCTTAGCAAGGTAGGCGGCTGATTCTTCAGAGTTAATTAAGATATTCAACATTTCAGGGCCAAATGTACCCCCTACAGTTTGCAGGAATCTAGCCATTGATGAAATATCTTGGTTTGCCTGTGCCTGAGAGAGTGGAGAAACAGAACGTATTTTAACCTGTCTGCCATTTACAGTAGGCAACTCAATACGATTTTGTTTCTTTAGTATGTATACTACTCTTTGTAGTACTGGTTGTACTAATTCTGCCTGCAATCTTCCAAATGCAGAACCAATGCGTCTTGATAAGTCAGCCATACGCTCTGCTATTTCAGTAGCAGTAGCAGGAGTTCTATCTGGATTACCAAGCATGTCATTATACAAGGCTCTCTTAATATTTAACCTCATATCTGAAAGAATTAAGTTAGCAACGTCAAAAGAACCTGCGGCTCTTATAGGTTGTAACCCCATAGAGTTAGGTGCTTTAGGTATAACAGTTCCAGGAACTAGAGATATAGTATCTGGGTTTACAATGCCATCATCATCCATCTGATATATACCTGATATAGCCATCTGTGCGTTTTCAAGTATAAGTTCAATGGTAAGATTAGTAGTTTTAATAGCACTTAATGCGTTGATTAACGGACCTCTTCCATAAACTTCCCCTGCACATTTAGACCAACGAAAACATATAAAAGGATTAGAACCAAGACCAGAAAAAGTATCCATCTTAATACAACTTTTAGTTGTTGTGTCTATAACATAAAGTAAAAACACATCTTCATTAATTCTTGAGTAATCTCTGCATACTACTTCTAGTATTTTTGTTTTCTTATCAGGGGATGATTCTGTATATCTTATTAAATCTTCTGAAAACTTGCCATCAGGGTAAAGAATAGGCAAATCTTCAAACCTTACTTTTCTTTCTCTGTATACATGGTCTATCTTATCATCAGGCCCAGTGTCTAAAACCACATGAGGTAAAGGAATAGCAGAGAAAACAACAGGATTAATAGCATCACCTTCTTGTACATGAAGTACTCCTGTACCCACAGCCAAATCCATAAAACTTTCGTGAACCTCTTGTCCAAAATTAGAGTTCTGAATAACCTCAAAAACATATTCTGTAACTTCATCAAGGTCGTTATTAACACTATCTCTTTCCTCCTTTGGAACTTCACTACCTGCGGTAAAATCTGCCCATCTTGCAAAGTTGGGAACTAAACCAGACTGTAATCTTGACGCAAATTCCTGTACACCCACAACAGCAGTCTCATCAAATATCTTATCATCTCTTCTTTCACCTGCTGATTCAGTGTAAAACGATTCTCTTTGTGGTAAAGCATATTCATAGCACTCTTCAAACAAATCTTCAAAATGTTGCCTGTGTGCTTTTGCTCTTTCATACTTTCCAAGATATTGTTGTGCTACTTTGTCATCCATATTCTACTCTATTCCACCAAAATATTTATTAAAGTAACCAATGCCACCACCAGTACCAGTCATTAAAGAACGTCTGCCAGTGCCACCTCTTCTTTTAGAAATAACTTTTTCAACAGCCATCTTTTTTTTCTTTTTTGTATCTTCTGCCGCTTGAAATTCTTGTGATTCCTGTTCAGCTTCTACTTCTGGGTCTGGCTCTGGGTCTGGTTCTCTTCTTCTACCACCTAAACACATAACAGTCTCCTTTTACATTCTAGCCCATAGACCTTCTCGTCTGGGTTTTTTGGTTTGCTTTCTAAAAACATCAAAGCTACCTCTAGCATTAAACGATTTTAATGGTGTTTGTCCAGAAATTAATTGCCTACCCTCTCCTGCACCTAACATTAAATACTGTAAAGCATCATGAATATGAGAAAACATGTTCTTTTCTGGTTTGTCATCATATCTTTCTCCTGAAACCTGCATGCGTCTGTAAGAATATCCACCTTGAAATCCTTTAATTAAACTCTGGCACCTTCTATCTATCATAAACGCAGGTTGTCCGTCTGCCATTTTAGTAAGTTGTGAAGAAACAGACTCTAATCTTAAATCAACGCTGTTGCTTGGAGCAGGATATGCCATTAACCCTGCACCTCTTAGTATCTGAAATGGGGTTGACTCATCAGTTTGCGCCCTAAAGTCACCAGCAGGGTCGCCATAAATATTAACTTCAAGGTTATGAAAACGAGTAGATATTTCTTGCCTTAGTAATTCTGCAAATCTAACTACTCCCATATCAATAGCAACTATTTCTGACTGTATTAACCACCTGCCACGCACTTTCTGACCAAAAACTGCGGCAGGAGTAAGGCCAAAATCAATACCAACATACAAAGGAACACCAATAGCAACAGGAATATCCTCTTCTGCTACATGTGTTTCTGTTAAGAATTGAGGATATACAGGTTTTCCGTCCTGTATTGTACCTAATCTGTTCATAACATAAACATCTATCCATGATTTAGTCTTACCACGAATAAGATTAGAATAATAAGTAGGCAACATGTTCTTTTGATTCTCTGCTTTCTTATTATCCTTGTAATCCTGCACCTCACCCTTCTCATCTAGGGCTTCTATCATAGCAGGAGGCTGTACATAGAATGTCCAGTTATCAGGTTTAATTAACATCCTTGCCTGTTCCATAGGAATATGGTCAGGAACAGGAACATCACCAGACATTATTGCCCACCAATGGTCCTCTTCTGGTGCGTTGGTATCGCAAATAACTCCAGACCAACTAGGTCCACCTTCTCGCATAGAAGGGAATCTACCGCACCTCATTGTGCAAGCATCAATAATACTTTTTGGTATTTCTCTTGCTTCATTTACCCAGACACCAGTAACCTCAAGAGATAATAATTTTTTAACATCCTCTGGTCTATCTAGGGCTAAGAAGATAACCTCAATGTCTAAATCCCCCTGAATAATATGGTGTGTATATGGAACAGACCAACGGAACTTACCCCATATATCTTCTGGAAACCAGTCTAACCAAGTCTTTATTGTTGTTGTTCTTAACTGTGGATTGGTGTTACGAACAACAGCCCATCTTGTTTTACGCTTTCCTTCTTTATTCTTCTGTTGCTGTACTGCTCTTCTAAAGACTTCAACACAACAAGCAACAGACTTACCAGAACCAACAGGACCACGAATACCTCTAAAAAAATTAGCATCCTTCATAAAGGTTTTAAGGATATTACCATCAGGCTTGTACTTAAACTCTGTCATCTACATACTGGCTATCTTAGAATCTTTACCAACCTTAATCAGCTTTTCCTTAGTCTCATCAGCAATAACAGCAATCATCTTATCAGCTTCATGGTCAGTGCAGAACTCTTTAGGATATAACTTAAAATGCACTTGCTTAACAACTATTCTTAATACTCTTCTTTCTTCTAATGTTAATTTCATGTTGGAGCCTTTTTAGCTAGAAATGTTTGTATGGTACTACTTACATATTGTGTGGCTTTAATTTTTGGGTAGCCCTCTGCTAAGTTAAGTCTATGTTCACTTTAATATCACCTGCATGTAAATGCATATGCTTCTCTGTAGCCTTATAGCCTGCTCTATCAAGTATATCCTTACTAGCCTCAAGCTGTACATACTCACTCTTAGCTCCATTTGCTAGCTTCATTATCTTTGCTGTTGCTATTGTAGCATTAATACCAATAGCATTACTTACTTGACTCATCATATACTGTTGCACATGTGGTTGCTTCAATGCCTTCATAGCTGACACTCTACCTGATTCACCTTCTGCATATCCTGCTTCTGCTGATGCTTGTTTTATACTACAGCCCTTTGCTACTAACGTATCCACTAACGCTGTCTGCTTCTGGGTTAATCCGCTCTTAACTGGAATGTTCATAGCGTCACTCTAAACCCCTTCTTTTACTCATGTCAATACACTAATATCACTAATTTCATTCGCATGATGCGAATACTTGATAAAAGCTGTTAGAGCGACAGCTTTTATGATTCATTCATCATCATCAAACTCCCTAGCGATTATACCCACTGCGACACGCCCAACAATCCCTAGTACTTGTAAGCCCACTTGAGGTGGTCTTACTGCGTGGATTGATGGGGGTCATTGTGGGGTTAGCCCAATAACATCTGAGGGCAAGAGGTCGCCAAGTAAGAGGCGACTAAAGCACAATAGATGCAACAAGCCGTTCGCACCTAATAGCAGGTGCAACCGTTCGTCGCATACGATTCTGCTTTACCCACAGATGTTATTGTTCTTTTTATTGGCATAGTTTGATAAAGATATATTCAGACTTACAATCAAATATAATAGAAAAGGACTAAAAATGATTTATACAAATAGACAAATAGATAATACAATAACAACAATACTATCTTTTACAGACAAGAAGCCTAAGACTAACGTAATCACTTGGCTAA